ACAGATGTAGATGTAGGCTTAATGGCTTGTATTATATCATCAACCGCACTATTTAATGTTTTACTGTTGTTGTATTTATATTCCCATGAATGTACTGAGATTTGTATCGTTGATGTATTATCTGAGGAATTGCTTGTCGATGACTCAATATTAATCACATCAGATAAAACCGCATAAATCTTGTGCTTTACATCATCAGGCTCCTCACCTTCAAAAACAGGGATATCCAAGTCATCAATAACCTCGTAATATGCTTGCAATAACGCGCTGTTTATGTCTCTCATGAATATATTTCTTTTATATCTTTAATTAATTGTGGTGTATTTTTTATGACTGATGGATAGAGAAATGGTCTTTGTTTTATTCCATCTCTTAATATTTTTAATGCTGCAACATAAGCATATTTAGGATCTAATTTGCCTGTTCTTTCACCCCATGCCATAAGTGATTTTACAAATTCTTGAAATGTTCCTCCTGCTGGTCCTTTAAATGTTGCCGCATATGCTGCCCAATTCTGAGGAAGTGATGAAACATAAGTAGTAGCAAACTTCCTTGTCCCAAATTCAATATATGCAGCATATTTTGCTGTTGATACTACCGCTGCATTACCTTGACCATAAACTGGACTAATTGACCTAAGCAATGCTCCTTCATCTGAACTATTGCTGCTTACTAATGACTTTGCATCTGATGCAGTTCTATCAGCCCAATCATTCAAAGCACTTTGCACCTCTGCCTTCCCTTCTTTAGATAAAGTATCAAATTTCTTTTTAAGTCCATCAAATCCTTTAGCCTCTATCTTTATCATAATTAGTAATATAATACAGTTGCATACTCTCCATCTTCAAATTGCAATCCCCATGTAAGCTCACCAGTTGTGCTATCAACTAACACCTCTTTGCCTACCGGTGAACCAGATGTTATAATCACAAACTGAATGCCATCCTTAAAGCAATTGAACACATGCCTACCAATGAATCCGTTATAAGTAAATGTAGTCTCACCACCTATACCTAAGTAGTTGTACACTTGTATTTGATTTAAGTCCATTGGTGCATCTGAATTAATTGATTCATCTAATTTAATTGCTTGTATGTATTCCCATTCTTTATTTCCTTCGTTTCTAATCTGAACGCTGTTAATTTTGTAGAACTCACCTTCATAGTTAATCACATCATTACTCCTTGTTGGTCTCTCAGTCTCATAACGCATGATGAACACCTGATCATAAGTCCACTCCCTTTGCTGATAATCATTTCTTGGTGTTCCCTGCCTATCTCTAGCCTCTGCCCACTTTGTCCAATTGCCAGTCTCAACAGCAACAAGGCCGCCAAACTCATTCCTTACAGTAGTATACCTGAATATTGTGATTCTACGATTTAATTTATACACGTCTGTATGGATTTAGTAGATTCTTTGCAATTGGTGCCACATCATCAACCCCTATACTTCTATTGTCATACAAATAATAAATCTGATTTAATACCGCTGTCCTAAGTATACTAGGTAAATCAGCATATCCAGCAGTATAATCTATTGTTATGTTTTTTTCTCTAGGCGTTAATAGCCTCTTAAATTGATTGCCGCTTAACGTATAATCTGTATCTAATACTAACACATCACCTGCTTGATCAGTTACCTGGTTGATTGCAATCATTGGACCATACGGAATGTAAATCTCACCATTGGTATTATTTACAATTGCAACAATATCATGAACTACAAATCCTACAGCAGTATACGCCTCACACTGTTGTCTTGCTGCAGTAATAAGAGCAGTGATAAGATCATCATCTGTTCCGATGTCAACCTTACAAAAGTCTTTAGCCTCTGTTAGTGTAACTGGTTCAGTTATCTCACCATCATCAAACTCAATATCCAATACAGAATTATAACTAACGCCTTCCCAATTATATAGATTCATAATTTATATTTAAAAAAAGCCCCTCCCAAACGAGAGAGGCTTTTCATTATCTACAATAAACACCCACAACAATTACTATACGTTACCGAAATCAGCATATAATGCAGACGCAGGCATCATTAAGTTCACATCTTCCAAACACTCAATTCTCGCTGTAATTAAGTTCTTAGTGAAGTTGTCAGCATCTTCCATTGAGAACTCAACAGTGATTGCTTCTGTTTCAACACGCTCAAGATAATCTCTATCAATGATAAGAATCTTATCATCAGTTACCCATGAAGCTGGCAAGATTGGAGTACCGCTTATAGCTACATTTCCGTTAACACTTGACAAGATACCACCCGATCCCTGATAGTAACCATTTACATACAAAAGCTTATTTAAACGAGCTAATTGTGTATGGCTAACCAAAGCATAAGATGCATTGTAATTAGCTGTCATCTGAGCAGCAATTGCATCAACAATGAATTTGATATCATCAGTCTCAGCAGATGCAGTAGAACCAGTTGCAGCAGCACTAACTGTACTGAAGAAAGTAGCATTCTCAACTTTGTAGAAATCTCTTAACAACAATCTTGGTAAAGTTGTTTGCATGAATGGTAATTGCTTAGCCATTTGCTTAGAGAATCTTGCAAAACCTGCGATATAATCTTCAACGATTTTAATCTCAGATAAATCGTAATCTACTTGACCTTTGCTAGCTCCTTCAGTCTGAACTGCAATAGCACCCTCACCACCAGTCTCACGATACTGAACATATAATCCAGTTGGACTGATTGCAGTAGGCATCAAATCTCTAAAGTTAATCTTCTGAGAAGGTAATAAAGCTTGAGTAGCTGCATAAGATGCAACACCATCACCAGTCAAATTGTTTGACAAAGTCATGTTTGCTACCGCCTTTAATTCCATTCTAAATGGCTTACCCTTCTTTACGTTTTGGATTTGGTCAAAATTCTCTGACAAACCCTCGCTAAATAATTGACCAAAAGACTTCTTCTCCATGTTAGATGCAGATGATGACTTAACTCTTGTTTGTAACAAATCAAAGCCTTTCAAGATTGCAGCTTGCTCAGCCTTCAACTTATTAAACTCGTCAGTCATAGCTTTTACAGCCTCAGCTGAATCACTACCGTTACCAAATGCGTTGATTTTCTCATCAACCGCTGTTACTACTGATTTCAATTGATCAGCAATCTCAGACTTAGTTTTCTCAGATATTGAAGTTTCTAACGTTGACTTCAAACCCTCTAATTCCGCCATTAATTCTTTCTTTTCCATTATTGGATAAATTTATTTTTTAAGATTATTGTTAAACTGCCTAATTATATCTGTGATGCTTTCTTCTGGCTGAATGGCTTTAACCGGTTCAGTAGTACTCTTCATATCTAAGATTAATTGTGCTAATTGTTTTGAATGTAAAAGCAACATTTGAATAGTATCATCTGTTGCTGTTGTGTTTCTGCAAAACTTATCTATAGCCTCATGCTTAGCTATTAACATATCTACATCATTCATTGATTTAAGTGATGTGATTGGTGTTAATGGATTTGCTCCCCATGCTGTAAGTGATGAGCCTTCGTAAAGTTTTATCTCAGTTATCTCATACTGTCCTGCAGATGGATTCTTAAGATAGTTTTCATAGGTCTGGATTAGGTTTCTCTTGATTATCTTAAAGCCAATTGAATGCTCCGTTATAAGTCCACTCTCAACCATCTTAATAAAATCCTCACCGCCCTCATGACTTCCTATCTGTGACTCATAAGCCAAACCATAACTATCTTCAGTTAACGAAGTAAGCACGCCTAATGGCAATGATGGATCATGATTCAAAAGATGCTTGATTCTTGGTAATGCAGATTGTGGCCCCTGCTCTCTGATAGTCTTTGTAAATGCACCTGGTCTGATGATATCTCCATCACCATCCACATTATTAAACTTGGAGAAGTAACCAGTAATGATCCCTTGCTTAGGATTCATATCCATTATCTCTGCTGATAATACTTCCGTCTTTATGTTAAATATATTCTGCACGATATAAAGTTAAATTAATTTGATTTAATTACAAAAATTTATCTTCTGATAATTCTGCCCTGTCTATCTCGCTTAGCTTGGAACGCCACAACACATCTGCAGTTAACAATCTGTGATGCTGGAACCGCTAAGCCATTAGGCTGTGTTCTGACACCAGGCTGCATCATTAAGATATCTCCTAGCTTCTGTGACTTTAAATTAAATGGTTCATTGATATCTATTGTTGTGCCATCTATAATTTTATGATTTGCCCATGCGTTATGCCTTGTCCTTTTATCCTTTACAGATATCCATACCTTCTCCATCACATTACCTGATGTCTGAGCATATATCATAGCCGCACCATTGGCAGCTGTAACCGTCTCTGTCCTAGCTATTCTTCTCGCTCTCATTGGACCTAGTTCTGATGATGTTGTTAGTTGTCTGACTATATCATCAAATGAGGCACCGGTTATGGCTGCATCTGATAGTATCTTTTGTATTACTTGTTTTGTGTATGCTGTAATATCCTCAGCATCATTTAGCAAATCAATACCATAATATTGACGCATAAGCTCTACTATCCTTTCATTGAAACCCATCTGTCCTGTTGCCTTTGTCATTGATAGCTTGGATGTCCTTGCCCATCTTGGGCCAACAGTCTTATACAAATTAACTAATACCGTATAAATGGGAAATGATGGAATAGCCATTACATCTTGTGTCTTTATAAAAGCAGCTACTTGTACTTTTAATGCAGCAGTAAATTTCTTTTCATAGTACTTCTCGTATCTCTGCTGGAATTTCTCCC